CCTGGTTTCATTTTTTTCATGCGGTTACCCAACTTTTTGCCTTTGGTTTTTGTTTTTGCCAACCCTCTTTAGTTTCAGATAAACCTTGAGGGGGATGTGCATATTTACACGCATATGCTAACGCATCAATAGTATCATCGTGCGCCATCCTTGGTCCAAATGTAATGATTTCTCGGTGCAATTCATAGTGATTTTTTTTCATATGCACCTGACCAACAGCAAATCTCTGTGCTAATATCTCCTGAATCCTATCTCTTTTACTCATTCTATTGCCTGGAGTTTCAGCTTTAAAACTAACATTAAATATATTTCTTCTTCTCATTTCTGAATAAATAGCCTGGAATATTGGTTTACTCATAGTTGTATCTTCAATCGTAAACATCTTAGGTTTATAAAATTCATTTATTTCAAAAATATAATCTACTATTCCTTTCTGCCCAGTTCCAGGTATTCCTAGTACTGGTAAAGTCCGATTACGAACATAATCTAATACATATATATTATTATTAGGAGTAACAGCTATAGTTATAAGTACACTATAGTCACTATTTCTTCTAGCACTATCAGTTGCTGGATCTACTCCAACAAATATATTGCACGGTTGTGGATCCTCTCCATCTGGAATAATAAAAGTTAATCCACTATCTGCATCTTTAGTAAAGGTTCCATCCCAGAATTTAATATGATCCCTAGTAAATAATGCATCTGCCTCACTTTGTACTTCCATCATATATTCTTGATAAAACTTATGTGGAGTACCACTATCTGCATAGAACTTCTTTTTACGCTCCATTTCCTTATGACCAAACCATGAAGGCCATAAAGGAGTTCCATCCTCTTGCAGAGCTTTATATGTTATTACTTTCCAAGAAAAATCTTTCTTTTCTTTTGCTGCTTGGTCATGTCCAACTAATATCTTTTGTATAAATGAATCAAAGTGTACAGGAGTTCCATTAATTCTTAATCTACCTGTCTTTGGTTCAAGTGCTGGAAATACGACTGCCGTGACAAGATTAGAGATTTTAGCACGACTCTCTGGCGTAACCGTATTATTCTCGTCTTCAAAATCATCAAGAACGATGAGATCATAACGTTTATGCAACTTAGCACCACCACGAATACCAGAAAGATTACTTTTAGAAATAAGTTTACAATTGTTTTTAAGTTCAATATCATCCTCTGTCCACTTCCTTCCTTTTAAGTCCCCAAAGTAATACTTTATCTTTTCATTATATTCAATATGGTATTTAATATAATCAAGATTAGGAACGGATATCTTACTAGATGCAGCAACCCAACCATAAAATAAGGGCTCATCTGTAAAACAAAAGTCATGCATAATACTACATTTGGTAAGTACGGTCTTTCCATGTCCTCTAGGTAGGATAACTGCTAATTGTCTATAATCGTGATTGTTAAGTGCATCACACACTTCATAATGAAAGAACGGGGATTCACTTCTTTGGAAATCATCTGGCAGGAATAACTTACCAAATGCTACTAAATCACTATATGCTAATCTTAATTCTTCCTCTGCTTCAGAGATATTACGGCTATTTATATTAGCCATTATTTAGGCAAAAGGTCAAAAACATCTGAATTATAATCTGCATCTGGAGATACTTTACCAGTAGCTCTTACACCCTTAGGAGTAATCTCTACGCCTATACCTGCTTTAGATATATCCTCTGCATGTAAACTTTGTCTAACTTCTTTCTCAATTCTATTTATTGCTTTTCTACCTCCAGGAACCTTAGTAGTCTGTAATAATGCGTTATCTCTATATATTTTTGCTTCAGCAAAAGTTAAAACTCCTTTTTCTTGAGCTTCTCCAATTAAATAATTCTTTCTATATAGCTTAGCATGCTCAGTTATTAACTCCATATTATTGTCAGTAGGTTGTATTCTAGGATTCGCTTTTTTAACCTGCTCAATAAACTGCTTTAAAGGCATTTTAGATCTCTGTACATACTCCTCTACTTTATAAGTTGCAGAACTAAGTTCTCCTAAATCTCTACTAGTTCGAATTCCAGGGATATCTGATTCTAAACTTCCAGTTGTTCTTTGTCTTATCTGTTCCTTAGCAGCTCTAGCCTCATTAGTTCTAGCTACTCTTCTTTGTGCTAAATCTGATTGATTTATTTGTTTTTGTGCTATTCGTTCTTTATCCATCAAATCTTTTCTTTCTTTCAATCCCTCTTTAAATCTATCAGCTCTTTGCTTCTGACCACCATAACGCATAGTAGCTTTAGAAGTATCGTAAGCTTTCTTGCCCTTTCTTGCTACAGTAGCTCCCATCCCCAAAAGAGGTACAGCAGCACCAATTGAAATTAATGCCTCTTGGAACTCACCTTCAGACATATATAAAGCTGCATCTAAAAAATCAGCACCTAATCCTCCAGGGGCCATTCCTAAATTCTGTAAAAATCCATGCATATCTTCTCTACTCTCAAACATAGGAGTATCAACACCCCATCTTTTTTTATCTTGATGCTTATCTACTCTAGGAACTAACGGTTTCCCTACCCTGTCTCGCCTAGATTGTATCCATTTTTCCTTTTCAGATAGACTCATATCACTCGAAGCCATCTCATCCATGATATTATCATTTATTGCCATCACTAATCTCCTTGCGCTCTACGCCTTTTAATTCTTCCTTACTAAAACCCTGAAAGACTGCTCCTGATAATTGCTGCACGCTTGTAGTAGTCTTATCCTCTAAATCTAATATGTCGGATAACTTAAATAATGCTTTCAGCTTTGTATCATCCTTTTCAGCAGTCTGCGCTATAAGCTTTATACCATGTAAAACGCCTCTAGCATCTATACCTAATTCTTCGCAAACCTCTTTGTGTTCTTCTCTCATATAAGTATCAACCCTCTCAGTCTTTATTAATTGAGCTGCTTTAATATTAGCATATCCAGGGTTATTAGTAGGATATACTTTCAAATATGCTTCTTTAGGGTCCATTCCCCTAAGCAAATTTAATACAAACATCTTTTCTTTACTATTTAAATCTTTCCTTGCCTCTATTACCTCCTCAGGAGACAAGTTACCCCCAAACGAATATATATTAGCCCTCTTAGAAGTATCCATCTTAGTCTTAGCAGCAACAGTAAAAGTCCCCGTACAAGTACCTATATACTCAACTTTACGCACCTTACCCTTCGCCTTCAACATTGCGCCTTTTCTTAAAATCTGAACTATACAGTCATCATCTGCCTTTACCCAGTCACCTATATGACCTTCCCTCCAGTCCCTTAAATAATGAATATCTTCAGGTACCTCATCAGATGAATCAAAGACTGTATGCTCTATCTTTTTAACTTTATATATTCTCATGGTTACAATCAAACCTCGCCAGAGGTTTGGAAGACTAAGTTATCCCCACAATATCACCTACTATATAATCTGCAAAAGCATCCTCTAACTCTATCTCTTCACCATTAACATGAAGAGTAGCCTTGGATTTATCAATATATTCCTCTACATAAATAACCTTTTCAGTAATAGGATCAAACCCAATCTTTAATACGTACTCTTTCATAATATCTCCAATAATTTGGTTGCAATATCCCCCTGAGTAACAAAACTCCATTTTTTCTAATCTTAGCGTTATCTTTACCTGAAGCCAGTAATAGACTCCCATACTTCAAGATATATGATAAAACAATTTTTGCCAGCTGGAGGGGAAACCTCTTGATCCTATATGGAGAGTAACCCACCGTCTGACCCCCACAGCAGAACTATTTCAAGGGTACTGTTTGGGTGATAATCTTTTGATTACTGACATTATAATATATAATGAAAATAGCGTGAAAGCAAAAGGTTTAAAAATAGTAGCATTTTATCGTGTGGCTTTATTAATAGTGGTACCCCCTTAACAGGGGATTTTAACTATCGTTTTTACGTTATTTTTGATTTAGTTTTTTTGATTATTTTTGGTAATTTAAATTATAAAGGAGAATAAAATGAGTGTTGTATTAAAAGGAAACAGTAGGTCTTGGGATAAGAGACTAAGGATTGACACTGATGATAATAAACCAGAGCTCAACCCTAAGGATCCTATCCAGGCTGCAGTAATGGGCTCAACTATAAGAGCTATCCATAATAATGATATGGAAAAGATTGCTAACTTACAACAAGTAGGTAAAGCATTCGCAGTTAAATGTACTGAAGATGTAGCTAAGGTAACAATTGGTCGTGAAACTATTACTTATCTTACTAAAGATGGTAAGCAAGTAGATACTAACGATGCAGCTATGGTGAAAGTATACTGTGAACAGGGATTCGAGATTGATAGTAGTGAGGTTGTAGACATTATGGGATAGCATTGCTACCGTAACCCTTCAGAAGAGAGAGATGAGTTAGTCACTTGTCTCTCTTTTCATCTAATTATTAATTATTACTTATTATTACTTAGTCTATAGATACATACATACAATTAGGCGTGTGTACACAAGGTAATGATATAAACTTATACCAAACAGGAGGTTGACAATGGGAGCAATATCAAGTAATGCAAGGAAAGTTTACGGGATGATTACAAGACCTATGGTAATATCATTAGGACATAAAGTTTACAATACTAATCATATAGTATCATTTGAGAAGTATACAAACCCAGCTACATTGGATATATTTATAGTGCTTCACTTATCTAATGGTGAGTCTGATAGTATTAAATACATCAATGAGGAAGAAAGAACAGAAGCATTCAAGTTATTGATGAGTTGTTTTGATTGGTAAGCTTCGAAGAAATCTATGGTTACCCAAATTGAACAGTAAAAATCATGGGAATGACTAACGAAAGCCTGGCGTAAGTAACTCTCCATAGTGAGTGAAAAGCTGGGGCGCTAATTAAGGAGTTGATGATGGATAAAGATAAAATAGTTGTAACTACTGAGTCATATACAATGATGGCTAATCGAGTTGACGAATTGATACTAGAAAATACTCAGCTTAAAAAGGAGGTGTTTATGGGGCAAGATGTAAGAACTATAAAAGAATTAACAGCTATTTATGATTCATTAATTAAATTAGCTGCGAGTAATTTAGGTAAGAATGTAAAGGTTGAATGGGGTGTATGGACACCTACTGAACGTGGCTTAAAGACATTATTGTCTAGAAGAGCCAAATTAAATAAAGGAGTATGACAATGGGTGAAGGAGCATTAGAATATACATTAATCAAAGAAACTAAGGTTAATGTGCAAGTAAGTGATATTATTAATGAATTAGCACAAATAGTAGATGATACATTAGAAGGTTACTATTTATATGATAATCAGCCACATTTATTAAATGATGATGATGGTGATAGAGTTACAGTTTATATGAGTGGTGATGATGAATATGAGGAAGGTAGTCCAGTTGATTGGCAACCATTATTTACTAAAGCTATTAAGAAATTAGCACAGGATATAGCTGATGGTATTGAAGAAAGAGGACCAGGAGAATAATTGTCAACCCAAAAAGGGGTAAGGCCTCGTGGGTGTCAGACGAAAGTCGGAGGAATCCCTAGGACGAACCCCTTTAAATTAAGGAGAAATACAATGGAAATAGTAGGAATAATAGTATTAGTAGCAGTAGTTGGATTTGTTTATCATACATTCTTTATAAAGGGGAAATAATATGGGATACGATTTATATGGTGTTAATCCACAAGGATATGATAAAGGTGAGTATCCAGTTCTAACTAAATGGGAAGATAAAACATGGGATGAACGTCAGGAGATGCCTGAGAAAGAAGAAGATCAGTATTGGACTGAGATGAGTAAAAGAGATAGTGAAACTGGTGGATATTTCAGAGCAAATGTATGGTGGTGGCGTAGAATATGGATGCTTACATGTGAAATATGTGAGGATGTAATGACTCAAGATGATATTGATGCTGGTGATAGTAATAGTGGTACTGAAATAGATGAAGAGACATGTGCTAAAATGTTACCATTAATGAAAGAAGCTGTAAAAGATGGTTCAGCTATGGAATATCAGAAGACAGTTGAAGAATATATTGAAAGTGCACCCAAGAAAGAAAATGGAATGTATGAAGATGATCATTGGCTGGCAAATTATCCATTTAATGTTGAGTTCTTCAAAGAGTTTACTACATTTGTAGAGCGAAGTGGTGGATTCACAATAAGTTAAACTTACGTCCAACCATTGATTTATACGATGGGTATGGACTATGTGCACGGGGGCACCTAGAAGACCACTCAGAACTAGTCCGAAGTAACTAGAGCGTGCCCCAAAGTTTGAGAGACACCGTTATAGTCGGTCCAATGTCGTGAAAATCATACTTCTCTTAAATTATT